AAGAGCATATGCACCAATTACTGCTGTAGAAAAACTTCAAGTTGGAACTGCAAAAAGTTTTTACAAATTAAGTCTTGATGGCGGATATGACAGAGACGTTGAGGTTGAAGGTGCCATTCGTGGATCTTTTGGCGTTCACCCCAAAACAAAACTAATCGGACAAGTTGGATCTGGTGCAACTATTCTCAACGTTGACTCTACTGTTGGATTTGGTACTACAGGTGAACTGGCAGTCGTATATAACGACACAACTACTGGTTTTGTTTCTTATACATCTAAGACCTTAACAGAGTTCTTTGGTTGTTCTAATGTAACAGGAACAATTTCTGATGGTGAAGACGTTGGTATCAATACGTTTGCATATGGAAGATCTTTTAGAGATCAAGATGAAATTATTACCGTAAGAATTAACTCTGTTCTCAGTAACTTAGAATTTCCATCTAATACAACTAATTTTCGTGATGGAGATACTGCAAGAATCAGAACATTAGGTAGAGATAAAACTGAAACTATCTACAGAAACTGGTTCTATAACTATGCATCTTCTCACTCAGTAAAATCAATCAAGTTGGTTGATGCTTCTGACAACAGTTATGATCTTCAATTGAATCAGAGACAGTTTTTCCGTCCTAATGATAATATTGATATCATTGATGATACTGGAGCTACCAGAACTGGAGTTGTTTATTCAATCCTTTCTGATACTGCAATCGCTATAAAAGGATCTGGATCTCTCAATTCAAATAGATCATATACAGTAAATAGAAAAATCCTGAAAGGAAATGCTCAGAACTTCCCTTCAGCAGAATTATATCAAGCAAATATACAGGGTGTTTATGATAACGAAGAAAACTTCCTTGTAGCTTCTTCTTCTATTCCATCATACTTTACATCTGCGATTAATACCAGTGATAGAACAGTTACTTTCTCTGGTACTTTCCTTGGAGATGAACTTGAAATAACTCCTCTTGGAAAACATAACTTCTACTCGGGTGATGCAGTATACTATGCTGCTGAGTTGACAACTGAAGCATATGTTGATGATAGTGGAAACGCTCAAACAAGAACTGTAAGAGGAACTTCTCTTGGGGCAAACTTCCCTGATGGATTATACTATGTCAAGAGAATAAGCGACACTAAGTTAAAACTCGCTAAGAGTAGAAGTGATGTTTATAATGAGAAATTTGTTTCAGTTGAAAGTTCAACCACAGTAACTAATAATACCTTACAACCATTTACTTTTAGAGATAAGACACTTGAATCCCAGAAGTTAATTAGAGAGATCCCTAAAAACGCACAACATACTGGAAAATTAACTCCTACTGAACCAGGGTTTACTGGAATATTAGTTAATGGTGTTGAGATTCTTAACTACAAGTCTCCTGATGTTGTTTACTATGGTCAGATAGATGAAGTAGAAGTTCTTGCTCAAGGTTCTGATTACGATATCATCGATCCTCCACTTCTTTTTGTTAGCGACACTGTTGGAACTGGTGCAACTGGAGATGTTGCTGTATCTGGTTCATTAGAATCTATCAGAGTTCTTGATTCTGGATTTGATTACATTTCAAAACCAACCATAACAATCATGGGTGGTAATGGTAGTGGAGCATCTGCTATCCCCAATATGAAACTGATTGACCATTCAGTTTCATTCTTCTCAGAAGCTGCATCTAATAGAGTTGCCCTTGGTTCTACTCAGTCAACTATTGGATTCTCTACTTATCATAAACTGAGAAATGGTGAGCAGATAATCTATAGAACGAATGGTCAGCAAGCAATCGGTGGTCTCACAACAGATGCCAAGTATCATGTCTCGGTTCAAGATAATCAAACTGTAAAACTCCACAATAATTTAAGTGATGTTCTTGCGGGAATTAACACAGTTGAATTCACCTCTTTCGGAAATGGATCTCATCAACTTCAAACTGTAAACAAAAAATCTGTAGTCGAGTCCATCTCTGTTATCAACAGTGGATCTGGATACGAGAATAAGAAGAGATCTTCGGGAATTTCTGGAATAAGCACTTCACAAGATACTATTAATATAAACAATCACGACTTTAAGTCTGGAGAGAAAGTAAAATACACTGCTGGAACCTCTGCAATCGGTGGATTGACTGACGGAACTGAATATTATGTGATCAGAGTTGACAATGATAACTTTAGGTTAGCAGAAGTAGGACTTACTACATCAACAAGAACTCTCTTCTATGATACGAATCAGTTTATTCAACTGACATCCACTGGTGCTGGAACTCACTCATTCAACTATCCTGCGATTTCAGTTTCTATTTCTGGACCAATTGGAATATCTTCTATTGGATCTAAAACGTTCCAGGCAGAAATTCAACCAATCTTTAGAGGAGAAATAACTTCTGTCAATCTTTCTAACAATGGTGTTGGATATGGATCATCTGAAGTTCTTAATCTTGATAGACCTCCTCAGGTAACTGTTGTCTCTGGACAAGATGCACAGTTGTCACCAGTAATTAATGATGGTCGTCTACAAGAAGTATTAGTATTAAATGCTGGTAAGAAGTACAATTCTCCACCAGATCTGACAATCACTGGAGATGGTATTGGTGCTGTCATAACACCAGTTATGTCTAACGGAACTATCACTTCAATTAAAGTTCTTGAACCTGGAACTGGATATGAACAGAGCACAACTTCTATTGGTGTTGTATTCCCAGGAAGAGGTGTTACTTTAAGAGCAAAACTTCAAAATTGGAGAGTTAATTCATTCCAAAAGAATCTCTTTAATTTCCAAGACGACGATGGTATTGTTGTAACTGGAACTAATGAAGACTTTGGATTGCAATATGCTCATGTTTATGCTCCCAGAAAATTCCGTCAGTTAAATTATTCTGTTGATGCTGATGGTAATATACAATATGGTGATGCGGATCTTAAGATTGATGCAAATACAAAAGAAGAATCTCTGTCAACTCAACACTCTCCAATTATAGGTTGGGCGTATGATGGTCATCCAATTTACGGTCCATATGGATACTCAACACGTTCTGGTGGATCCGTTGTTCCGATGGAGACTGGATATGTAGAGGATGCTACTAAAGCACAAAGACCTCCACTTACAACGTGGCCATCAGGATTCTTCATCGAAGACTTTGTATATAAAAACAAAACTGGAGTAGGAGTTCTTGATGAGAACAATGGAAGACATTGTGTAACTCCAGATTTCCCAAATGGAACTTATGCATACTTTGCGACCATCGCAACTAATGAAGCAGATACGCAATCACCTTTCACTGGATTTAGAAGACCCAAGTTCCCATATCTAATTGGTCATAATTATCACGCTAAACCAAATACATTTAACTTCCAGAAGGTAGCAAACCAAGATGAGTTTGATTTTAATAATTCAAACTACATCAAGAATACTGCTCCATTTAACTATATTGATGGTAAGTCAACAAGATATAAGTATGTTTCTCTTCCAAATGATTTAACTCAAGAAGTTGAAGTTAGAAATGCTCTTAGAGGACCCATTGATTCTGTTGGAATTATTACTGGAGGAAACAATTATAAGGTCAATGACCCAGTTGTATTCAATGAAGCAAATACAGGTGGTGGAGGCGTTTCTGCAAGGGTCTCACGCATCTTGGGAAGACCCGTTGAAAGTGTAAGTGTTGCCACAAGTTCTATTTCTGGGGTTGAATTTTACCCATCTGGAGAAAGAGGTAAATTTATTGCCTTTACTGAAAACCCCAATGATTTCAGAAATTCTGACATCATCTCGGTAAGCGGTGTTTCAACTTCTGGATCTAAACTGGAAGGAACTTATCTTGCAGGTATCGGAACAAATGTTTATAGGGTAGCTGGAGTAGGAACCACATCCTCTGGAATTGGAACTGTCGAAGCAACTGGCATTGTCACTTACATCAATGTGGTTGGTAATTTAAATTATCCAGATATCAGAGAGAATGATATTCTTCAGATTGGAACAGAAACTGTCAAAGTTCTGAACGTTGATCAACGTCTCTCAAGGTTGAGAGTTCGTAGATCTGTAAATGGTGTTGTTGGCGTATCTCATACTGTTGGAACTGGCGTAACTTCCCTGCAGAGAAAATTAACCATTACCTCTGGATTCAAGACAGATTTTGCATACAGAACTAATAAGCAGGTTTTCTTTAACCCTGTAGAAACTGTAGGACTTGGTAGCACTGCCGGTGTTGGTATTGGAAGCACCATCTTCTTCACCAACCCAGGAACTGGTGCAACATCAACTATTATCCCCACTAAGACTCTCTTCTTTAAAGATCATGAGTTCAGAACTGGTGATCTTGTAACATATTCTGCCAATGGTGGTAGTGGAATTATTGTCCAAGACGAAACAAACGTTGGAGTTGGAACTACCGTTGCAGATGGAACTCAACTGTTTATTGCTAAAGTATCAGAGAACCTCATTGGTTTATCAACAGTAAGAGTTGGTCTGGGAACAACTGGAACATTCGTGGGTGTTGGTACTACTGCATCTACCACATTAGCATTCCTTGGTATTGGAACTGGTGTAGAGCACAGTCTCAAAACTAATCACACTGTGATAACTGGAACTGTTTCGAGAAATAGAGTAACTGTTTCTACAGGACAAACTCATGAACTTAGTGTTAATCATGACATCTTCTTGGATGTAAATCCTGGAGTAGCTTCTGCATTTACAATCAAGTACAATGATTTCAATAGAAAAATTGTTGTCAATCCCAAGTCTTACAGTTCTACTGGAATTAACACATCAACTGGTGTAATTACTATTGTAAACCACGAATTCATTAACGGACAAAAAGTAATCTATACATCTGGAGATGTTGCAGAAGGACTTACCGATAATGACATCTATTATGTTGCAGTTACTGGAAAGGATACCTTCAAACTTGCAAACAGTTATGAAGATTCTGTAAGAAATATTCCTGCAACTGTTGGTATTGCAAGCACTGGTGGTGGCGGAACCATTAATCCAATTAATCCTCCACTAAACCTGTATAAGGATTCTACGGTTACTTTCAACCTTACAGATTCTTCACTATCACACACAGTACAAAATACATCATACCCATCATTTGAATTTAACTTGTATCATGATGCTAACTTTACTAACAAATATGTTGGTAAGTTAAGTGATAATCGAAACTTTGATGTAACCAGAACTGGTAGACCTGGTATTGATGGAACCGCTAAAGTTTCTCTGGTTGTTAATGATGATACCCCAGATAGACTCTACTACAGATTGGATCCAGTTTATGAAAGTGATGATGTTCCTGTTGAAAAAACTGGAATTAGTATTGATGCTGATGTGTTAGAAAACAATACTGCAAGAGTATTGAAGAGTCTTTACAATGGTAAGCATAAAGTTTCTACTGCTGCAACTGACTCATTTACTTTTACGATTGGAGTAACTCCAGAAAAATCATCTTACATATCATCTACTTCTGCGGCAAACATTACTTATGAAACCACTTGCACTCATGCAAGGGGCCCTGTAACTCAAATTGAGATTGTAAATGGTGGAAAGTCGTACTTTGCACTTCCTGGGGTAACAACCATTACTTCTGTGGATGGTCGTGGTGTAATCTTGGAAGCAAAGGGTAATAAAATTGGTAAGATCAATAAGACTCGCATCAAGAACATTGGATTTGATTTCCCAGCAGATAAGTCATTAAGACCATCTATAACTCTTCCAAACGTTATTAGTATTAAGTCTCTGAAGTCTTTTGATGCTATTGGCATTTCTTCTGCAGGAAGAGGTTATTCAACGGCACCAAAACTGTTGGTGTTTGATGGTAGAACTAATGAGAGAATCACTGATGTAGATCTCAAGTATGAACTTGGAGATAATCAGGTAACCATTCTTAGAAATACAAAGGGAATGAGTAACACCACTCCTGTAATTTTACCTACAGCAAATACTAACGGGGTTGGAATTAGTACAATTGGATTCAATACAACTACTAATCAAGTTACAGTTACCTTAGCAGTTGGATTTAGTACAGCAGATTCTTTCCCATGTGAAGTGGGTGATAAGGTTCTGATTGAAAATATTAGTGTTGGTATTGGATCAACAGGAAAAGGATTCAACTCTTCTGCATATGATTATAAGTTATTCCCAATTATTGCTGTAGATAAGAACCTTGGTGGTATTGGAGCAACTGTTGCATACAGTCTGGAAGGTTTAGTTGACACTAACAGAGGAGAATTTGTTGGTAAATTTGATTCGTTTAACTCTGGTGGAAGACTTATTCCAGAGAAACACTTCCCACTTTTTGATGTTTCCTTAAGGGACAATGAATTCTTACAGGATGAAATTGTATCTTCTCCAAATACTTCAGGTATTGTTGAGAGTTGGGATAGGAAAACCGGAACCCTTAGAGTTTCTACTAACAAAGATTTTGCTGTTGGAGAAATAATTACAGGCCAAGCATCCAATACTCAAGGCATTGCATCTTCAATAACAACTTATAATTCTATTCTTGATACTGATGCAACTTCAAGAGTTATCAAGGGATCACAAACTGATTCTGGATTCTTGAATGCAAGTCTTCAAAGAGTACAAGATAGTTTCTACTATCAAAATTTCTCATATTCTCTGAGATCAAGAGTTGACTTTGATACCTGGAATGATGCTGTTAGTGTTACTAACCATACCGCAGGTTTCCGCAAATTCTCTGATTATCAACTTGAAACTCCAGCATCCTTCTCTGAAGTAACTGGAAACTCAATGGCAGTTGGATTATCGACTGAATTGTCATACTTCAGTGTAGTAAATGATCTTTATGGTGTTGCTGATCTGAACTGTGTTTATAACTTTGACCTGGTTGCAGAAAACTCCTTGGATGCTGCCGGAGCAACATATTCTGATGAGATTATTTTTGCAAGCAGAATTCTAACCGACTTCTTTGAATCTTTCGGAAATAGAGCTGTCAACTTCGATAACATCAGTGGACTCTTTAATAGCAATCCAAGAGCAACCAGATTCTCTCTGATCGATAGTTTCAATATCAACAATAGTAGAGCACTTAAGTATTTCATCTATACTAAAGATGAACGATTTGTTGGGCATAGACAATTTGATATTGTCACCATGCTTCAAGATGGTACATTTGCATATATCAACCAATATGGTAGAACAGATACTGTCGGTGAACTTGGTTCATATGACATGACCATTTCGGGAGTGAATGGTTCCCTACAGTTCTTCCCTAATGATTTTGCATTCAATGATTATCAAATTGTCAATATTGCATATCACCTTGATGATAATGTAATTGCTGGATTAGGAACAACAGTTGCTCTTGATAATGTTGTTGAAATTCAAACCGATAGTATTGATTGTACAGGTGGACGTACAACAGTTGTTTCTGTAGCGAACACTGTCAGATCTATGAAGGTTCATTCTACTATAACCAACATTAGAACTGATCCTTCCTTAAATGAATATCAATATGATGAACTCAATCTCATTCAAGATGGGAGTGAAGTTTATGCTACAGAATTTGGTAGACTAACTACAAACTTGGGATCCTTTGTTGGAACTGGATTTGGAACTTACTATCCTTATCTTGATGGAGCAACATTTAAAGTTGACTTCATTCCTACTGCAGGTCTTGCAGGAACAATAACGGCGAATACTTTACAAGTTGGATTTACAACCGAATCGATTGTTGGATTCGGAACCACTGAAATGAAGCACGCCTTTATTGATGCAAAGACCACAACAATTGCTTCATCTGGAACTCCAGGTATTACAACTGTTGCATCTTACTTACCAGAATATGATGCAGCATATTTCATGGTTCAAATATCTGACACCGGAAACAATCACAATCATCATGAATTTAGAGAATTACTTGTTATGGATGACTTCTCTTCTGCGGAAGAAGCATCAACGACATATATTCAAGAATTTGGAATGGTTGAAACTGAAGGCACTTTACCTTATGTAACTGGACTTGGAACATTTGGGGCAAGAGTCACATCTAATGGTGGAGTTTCTCTAACCTTCACTCCAGAAGCTGGAATCGGTGTTACAGTCAAAACTTATATGAATGCTCTCAGACTTGAGGATGATAGTAAAGATGAAATTGATTTTGAAAATGGTTTGATTGTTTCTCACTATGCTCGTTATGAGGGAACTGAAAATGCTGTTAAGAAACAATTTAACTTGGAGCACAGATCCGCTCCAGTATTTGAAAAATACTTTGTAGGTAATGATTCTGATATTGTTAGCATTGATGCAGACACCATTAGAATTCCAAACCACTTCTTTGTCACTGGTGAGGCAATTCGTTATGACAGAAACGGTGGTATTACCTCTGCAATCGGTATTGCAACTACAAGTTTTGCTGGTGTTGGTAATACTGAGTATCTTCCAACTGGAGAAGATATATTCGTAATTAAAGTTACTGATGATAAGATCAAACTTGCATCCTCTGCAGAAAATGCACTGAAGAGAATCGCCGTTCCTATTGAACTTGAAAGTGTTGGTATTGGTACTTCGCACAGATTTATCGCAACTAATCAAAATGCAAGATGCTTGATTGCTCTTGATAATTTGATTCAGTCTCCTATTGTATCTACTGCTCAAACTCAAACTCTTGCAAGAGAAGTTACGACAGTTTCTAATCAAATAACATTAAGTGGAATAACATCATTCTTTGGATCAGATCTCATCAAGATGGGTGATGAGATTATGAAGATTACTGGTGTTGGTATTGGTAGTACAAATAGATTCTCTGTTCGTAGAGGACAACTTGGAACAAGAATTGGAACAGGTGATACTGGAGATGTGATCACTAAGGTTGTTGGTAATTACAATATTATTGATAATGCAGTTAACTTTGCTGAAGCTCCATATGGTGGTCAACCTATTGGTAGTATTACTAATAGACCCGACGAAAGAGATTGGACTGGCATCACAACAGGATCCAGTTTCCAGGGAAGAATGTTTATGAGATCTGGTATTCCAGATACCACAAACAGCACCTATCATACAAACTATATTTTCGATAGTCTGTCTGAGAAGTTTGATGGTAATACTCCAACATATACATTAACTTCTGCAGGATCATCTGATATTTCTGGAATTTCCACAGGAAATGCAGTTATCTTGATTAATGATATCTTACAAGGTCCAGGAAATAGTAGAGATTTCACCATGGGAGAAAACCTTGGTGTTACCACTATCACGTTTACTGGAACAGCATCTTCTACAACCACTGATGCAAATACCTCTAACCTTCCTCTTGGTGGTGTTCTTCTCTCTGTTGGTTCTACTGAGGGTTCTGGATATCAACCATTAGTATCTGCAGGTATGACCGCTGTTGTTTCAAGTGCAGGAACAATTTCACAAATTGCAATAGGGAATAGTGGTTCTGGATATCGTGCATCCACGAAGTATGAAATTCTAACTGATATTTCTCATCCAGTTGGAGTGGGATCAACTGAATTGTATCTTGATAATGTTAACAGTGTATTTGACATTCTTAGCACTCTTAATACTGGATCTAACTGCACTATCGGAGTGGGAACTGCATTTGTTCCTGCGACAATTGTTTCTATCGCATCAACTTTCGTAAGAATTGGAACTGGTGATACTATTAGCACTACAATATCATCAGGAACTCAGGCCAGGATCACCATTGACAATCCACAAATTGGCATCGTCAATATTAGTGCAGGATCTACAAGTGTTGGGGTAGAAACGTCCACTTATCATGTTGGATTTGCAACTATTGTTGGTGGACATATTTCCACAAACATTAGTCTGACCAACACCTCCGCAATATTCTATGGAGAAAAATCCATCACTAATGTTGGATATAGTTCTATCACTGGTTTAACAACTGTTACTACATCTACAGCGCACGGACTTTCTGCTGGTGAAGTAATTAAACTATCTGGTATTGCCTTCACTTGTACATATTCTCCACCAAAGAATATTACAAATCTTCTTTATGATAATAATTCTGGTGTAACAACTATCACTACATCTGGAGCACACCAATTCTTGGTAGGAAAAGATGTTATCCTTACTGGAATTGCAATGACTTGTGGTCTTGACGGTGGTTCAAGCACTCATACATATCCAAGAACAACTGATCCCGCATACTGTGGAGTAAAGGTTACTCAAGTTCTAAGTACAACTCAATTTGTTGTCAATACTGGACTTTCCACGGTTCCAACATTCTATCAGAGTGGAGGAACAGTTCAAGGTGCAATCATCGCACCACGAATGAAGAATAATTCTGCCAGTGGAACTGATTCGGCAGCTAATGGATCAAGTGTTCTGAGAGTTATTAATGCTACTACTTTTGAAACCAATACTGGAGTATCAACTTGCCCACACTTCTATAATAGATGTGGTGAGGTTAATAGACCTCTGAGTATCTTTGTAGATGATCCCCTGTCCTATACCAACATTCCACTTAACTATGTTGGAACTGCAAACTCTGGATTAAATGCAACAGTTGATGTTGTTGTTGGTAATGGTTCAAGTGTAATTGACTTCTCAATTAACAACAAAGGTGTTGGATACAAACCAGGAGAAATTCTGACCATCCCTGTTGGTGGTTTGACTGGAATTCCTACTTCCGGCACATTTAATCAGTTTGAATTAGATGTCCAGAAGGTATTCTCTGATGAGTTTACTGGATGGAGTGTAGGTGTTCTACAAGCACTTGATGATCCATCTGCTCTGTTTGATGGTGTTACCAAGGCATTTAATATTACTCTTGCAGGTAATCAAATTTCCATCAGAGCACCAAGAGGTTCTAAAGTTGATGTTGAACAGGTTCTTATCGTAACTATTAACGATATTCTCCAGGAACCCGGACAAGGTTATCAGTTCCCAGGTGGTAGTGTTCTTACATTCTCTGAAGCTCCTAAAGTCGGTGATACTTGTAAGATTCTGTTCTTTAAAGGAACGGGCGATGATACTGACGTTATTCTCAGAGAGGTTATTGAAACAGTTAAGAAAGGTGATGAACTAACTCTTGGATATGATCCTGCTCGTGGACAGGACAAGTTCTTACAAGAAGATGCAAGAACTGTCACTAATGTTAACTCTACCGACCAAGTTCAAACATTCCCATACTTTGGACCAGGTAACACTGGAGACGAAGAATTGTTTAGACCTGTTGTATGGTGTAGACAGACTGAAGACAAGATTATTGATGAAAAACGTGTGGCAAAAGATAGAGAGTTGTATGAACCTCTCATCTATCCTTTTGCATATATCACTAAGTCTGTTGGTATTGGATCTACAATGATCTATGTTGATAGAGTAAGACCTCTGTTCAACGGACAAAATGAAAACGATACAAGTCTGACTTTCCAGGAAAAAGTCAAGTTTGTTACACAGGCAACTAAGGTTGGAGCATCTGCAACTGCCGTGGTAAGTGCAGCTGGAACAATCTCCTCTCTGGTTATATCTGATGGTGGTGTAGGATATTCAACTGCTACTGTAAGTATCGGTGGAACCGCACAACAGGATGTAACGTTAGGACTTACAACTGCCACTGCAAGAGTAACGATTAGCGCAGGTGGAACTATTTCTGCTTTGACCCTAACTAATGTTGGAACTGGATACACTACGGATAAACCACCTGTAGTATTGATTTCTCCTCCAACTGACGAAGAAGAAGAAAATCTGATTACAAATTATCTCGGTGATTCTGGAGTCATCGTTGGATTTGGAACTACGACTGTCAGTGGAGTTACCACTCAGTTTATCTTTGATCTTCACATCCCATATGAATCCAAACTGAGAGAAACAACAATCGTCGGAACTGCCGTAACTCTGAGTTCTTTAAGTGTAAATGATTACTTTATTGTTTCCAACTCTAACGTTGGATCTGCAACTACATCTATTACATCGATTGATCATATAGACAGTTCTACTGCTGGTGTTGGTAAATCTTTCGTAGATAACGTGTACGTTGTTCAAAGTGTTCAGAATGTTGAACGGAACATCATTGGAATTGGAACTTCTGTATTCAGAAGAGTATTTGTAAATGTTGATGATTCCTTCGCGTTCGGAACTGCTGGAACGATCTCTACAACCACTCTTGCAGGTTATGGAGAGTATAGTTGGGGTAAGATGGTTATGGCGTCAAGAGCGGCAAACAATTCTTACTCTGCTTATACATCCGGTGGAATTATTGGAATTAACACATCAATGAGGGTCGAAAGATCTCAACAATTGAAGTCCAAGAATTACATCGTATCTAATACATAATAAATAAAAAAAACTTCCATTAAGTTGGCACAAAATGGCTGCAATTATAACTGATCAAATTAGAATTTTGAATGCGAAGAATTTTGTCTCTGGAATCACATCCAGTTCAAATTCTTACTATTCTTTTATTGGTCTACCAAACCCCTCTGATTATCAAGATGATTGGGATTCCAATCCACCTGCTCCCAAGGATAACTTCTCTCAGGAGAATGATTATTGGGACACCATGGTTGCATTGAAAAAAATTAATGCAGGTGACGTAAGACAAGTCATACCTAAGAGAAATTGGGTATCTGGTACAACGTATGATATGTACCGACATGATTATAGTGTCACCAACACTGCAGCCGTTTCTGGTGCCACTAACTTATATTCTGCATTCTACTATGTAATGAATAGTGATTTCAGAGTATATGCTTGCCTGCAAAATGGAACTGATCCAAATAATCCAAACGGTAAACCATCTCTTGATGAACCAACTTTTACTGACTTAGAACCAAGATCCGCTGGTTCAAGTGGTGATGGTTATCTCTGGAAGTATCTTTATACTATCAAACCAAACGAAGTTGTAAAGTTTGAATCTACAGACTTTATGCCAGTCCCTGCAGATTGGTCAACTTCTACTGATAATGCTGCGGTAAGAGACAACGCAGTTGATGGATCTATTAAAGTTGTTACTGTAACCAACTCTGGTGTTGGTCTTGGAACTGCTAACCAAACATATACAAGGGTTCCCATTCAAGGTGATGGTAGTGGTGCAGAATGTACTTTGACTGTTGGTGCAGATTCTAAGGTTAGTGGAGTAACTGTTTCTAATCAAGGATCTGGATATTCTTACGGAAGTTTAAATCTTGAAGCGGGTGGTGTTCCAACTGGTACTACTATTCCAACATTTGACGTTATTATGTCACCACAGGGTGGTCATGGTGCAGATATCTACAGAGAACTTGGTGCGTATAACGTTCTTCTTTACTCAAGAATTGAAAATGATAATGAAAATCCAGACTTCATCACTGGAAACCAAATCGCAAGAGTTGGTATAGTTGAGAATCCAGAAGTTTCTGCAGGAAATGTTCTAACCTCAGACAAGGCAAGTGCTCTCAATGCACTCAAATTGACTGGAACTGGATATAGTTCTGCTGCTTTTACTGCTGATTCATATTTCACTCAAACTGTTGCA